ATTAGCCTTGTATTTACTACTATGACTAAAAAAGAAGTTAAAGCAAATTTTCACCACACTATTATGATGTTGATGGGTCTGCGAAAAAGAGAGGTATGTCCGGAGTGTGGTTCAGAAGAGTGGCATGTAAATAATGTATATGATAGATGCGATGTGGAATTCAGCGACGGACATATTATCGAGGGTAATTTAGATTATAGTTATGGAGTGTATCGCTGTAACGACTGCGAACATGAAATTGATTGATAAGGTAAAAGAGTTTTTAGAAGAAGTCAAAGATACAATCGACTGGATAATAGCGGGTTGTCCCAAACCTGTTCCAATACCAGTCAAACCTAAGGATAGGAATAATGGCCAAAACAAATTACCACGTTAAAATAGACGATATGCTATTGTACTTGCTTAAGGAGTATCATCAGATTGATGCTTCTGATGCAATGGTTTTCTTTACCGATAGGGTTGAGGAGATGAGAGAGTTGCCTGCCAATATAACAGAAAAAAGTAGACGACCAGAAATTAAAGTTGCAGGTTTAGATGGAAGAACAGTACAGGGACGATATGGTAGATCGGGTTATGATAAAGATGATAATGCTAAGTTCTATGTATTAAGAGGATTCTTTCCTGATACAAACATACCATTCAAGATGGTTACTGTATATAATAAGGTTAGTGCACACCCAATGCTAGATCCAGTTCACGTTAAAGTAATGATTGGTATGCGACCTCATTGGTCATCAATCAATAGTTCAAGTGTTGATAGATACAAAGACCATGTATCTGAAGCAATCTTATTAGATCAGCAACCTATGGAAAGTGAAAAGATACAGTATAAATACAGAGGTTTTAAGTGTATGAGACCAAAGGGAATGGAATTGTACAGAGAACGAAATTATAATGAAAAACAGAAAGAAATAAGGAAAATAGCCGCCAAAAAGCGTAGAGATAAAAATGATAAATAGTTTTCTAATGAATGCAATTGTTGGTGCCATAGGTATATTTTCACTAATATTTATGCTCCTATTGTTTCTAATATTTAATGGTGTTATGACATATAGTCATATCAAAGACTTTAGTCTCAAGAATACTGTGAGTAAGGCAATTTCATGGATTCTATGAGAGAGCATTATGAATATACAGTGCGTATAAGTAATGATTTAGAGCAAACTATATTTGTTAGCAAGTGCTTTCATGAAGAACTACTTATTATAGCCAGCATGATGGATGTTTGTAGGAAACTTAACCTCGGGGATATATGGGTTAGTTGGAATGCATATCTCTACGTCGAGAAATATTCTATTAAGTGTAGCGAAGAGCGGCAAGAGGAAAAGATTAAACTTGACCCTGGCGAGTGTCACCGTTTTTAATTCCATGAAGCAACAGTGTGAGCATCGATTATAAAGATGTCGATATTGATAACTCAAGTGCTGAGTTAAGTGCGCCTGATGACATACAGGACAGAATCGACAATTTATAGAAAAATCACGGTCATACATGTGTATATTATATAAGGAGTAAGGTTATGATAATAGGCGAAGAGATACTAGTTAGTAAAGAAGACCTAAATATGATACTAGTTCTTAAAGAGCGATTTGAAGGTCCAGGTTCTATGGTTAGCACCAAGCAGCCTTATCATGTGGAGGCTACACTGGATGAGATCACAAAGAAGTATAATGGAAGTGACAGTTTTAGAGAACAATGCTTAAAAGTCGGCTATGTATTAACTAGTCTTTACCCCGTTTATCACCAAGGTTGGGAGATGGATGAGTGGGCAGCTAACGCTACCAAAGATGGCAAAGAATGGTGGCTCACAACAAACCATGGTAGTCTAGAAGCAGAAGAGATCCCCTCATTCAGTCTTATAGGGTTTATTAAGAGCTTTTTTAGGAGAGATATGGTAAAATAGAAGTGAATATACGTCCAAAAGTATATCACGGATGGTGCATATGGCTAAGAAAACGGATTCGAAAAATGAATGGAAACGTATTAAGAAATTTGAGCACGAAAATGAGAAACTACGTAAAGAAGTATCTAAACTGCGCAAATATGCCAGAGACTCATTCATTGATAAGTTAGAACAAGGTTCTGAGAGAACAGATAACGGTCATTCCACCACATTGTTGACTTGTGAGAACTGTGGTAATCATGATGTTCACTCTATTAATATAGAAAGAAAAGACGGAAACTTTGAAATAAGGATATGTAAATCATGCGAAAACAGAACAGAAATGAAAAAGATAAAAAAGAAATCGAAAGATTAAAACAGTCTGACGCTTCTCTTGGTGCTAGTAAAACATTCAAAGATAGGATGTTGGGTACTACCGTAGCAAGACGTGGTATATTCAGAGGTTTAAGATTTACACTTCATAAATTAGGAATAAATCTTCCTATCCCAGGAAATTCTGCAGAAATTACTGATCAATATTGTCAAACATTTGGTGATGAAAACTGTGAAGACTAATTACAATACCTTAAAAGAATTGGGTATTACAGATATAGTAACTTATGATATTATGAGTAATTTTTGTAACACCATATGTAACTTGGGTTTAGCACCTATGGGTTATAGTGCCCTATTGTTTAGAGATGCTAATTGTAATACACATTTAGCTGGTGCTTGTTTTAAGTTTTATGTAGAAGAAGACAGGGCATTCTTTGGTGAGCCATATATCTTAGTTACTGGGAATAAATAATTAAGGTATTTCGCAAACTCCACCAGCACAAGCAATCTCACCTTTAAGATCGGTATAGTCACCGTCTTCTCTAACTTTAGTAAGATCTACTTCCTGCATCTGTTTTGCCATTGCATGATACTTCTGCATACTTATCTCTTGGAATGGAGCTTGAACATATGTTCCGCCATCATAAGGCAATACACTTAAACCATTATAGCTATCGCGGTTGTTCCACATCCACTGACCAACATCATCCCACTCATCATCTTTAACTGATATGGTTGCAGAGATATTATGTGTGTTATCGCCCTTGATATGACCCGGTCTTACCCAAGTCTCATGAAATAATTTAATCCTGTCCAACAGATCAAACGGAGATTCTGTTCTTAAGATTGCACCCTTGGGAGCTTCAATTGGAATAGATAATACTGCCTGTGTCGTTGGTTTAAAGAAATCATCTTCAATTAATTCAGGGTGAAATTCAGCAATGAACTTATATAACGCCTCATTCTTACCAACACGCTGTGTGCGTATATAATATTGCGAGTGCCACCCGTGAATACCAGAGCTAGTACCAAGTACACATGAACTAGTTCCCGCTGGTTTAACACATGTTGTACGAGATGCATGATTAATTCCAATAATATCAGCTATGCGTACGTTTTCTGCTACTACATTTTCTGATGCTTCGGTCATATCATATTTTACAAACTCACCAGATGCTATTCCTGTACCAGATACACCAATCAGTGCATCATGCTCAGTGGTCTTCTTCCATATATCTCTAAGGTAATGAAAGTCTGTGTAGCTAGCTTGCAACGTACCTATAAATGCTGCGGCTCTAGACCTTGCATTTAAGTCTTCTTGGGATTCAATATCTCCCATATTGATTTCACATAAGTTACAGAACTGAAATGGTCTTAGCGCTATCTCACAACAAGGGTTAGTTCCCCACTCTGCATTGTTAGTTAAGTATATACCTGGTTCTCCACTACCCGATGCTTGTATCTTTTTCCATAAAGATAAGAATTCTTTTTTCTTGATCTTGTGTCGTAGGATAACAGCGGAGTTATTTGCTCTACCTCTTTGTGGATTGAGTTCATACCAAGTTCCAGCTTTACATGTAAGCATTTCTTCATCATCCATGTCGAACAAACAAATACAGGCTGCACGTCTTATTCCACCAGCCAATACTGCGTCAGCAATATAACATAGTATGTCATGACTCTCCAATGGAGTGAGTTGCTCGCCATCTGCTTTAGCGTCTAATACTTTCTTTATATTATGTAAGCAATCATGCAATGGTTGAGGTCCAGGAGCTTTTCCACCAGATGTAATTAATGGTGCGCCCTTTTCTCTTATGTCTGAGAAATCAAATAGGGGAAGACTCTTACCTTCCATGTAGGCTCTAAATAAAGCTTTAATAGAGTCAGCCCAACCTTCAATAGAGTCAGCAACTAGATATCGTCTACTTTTTAATGGCTTGCGTATAGGTGGTAATTTACCAACATGTACTTTCTGAACTGAATATCCAACTCCAGTACCGCCTAACAATAAGAACATGGACTCCGAGAATGCCCTGTAATCATCGATAGGTAAATAGCAACAATTGTATATCCTGTTGGGACTAACTTCGATAGGCTTGCCTCCAAACTGCAAAGAACGCATGCTAGGAAGTATCTTCTTGGTCTCTATAAAATCTTTATAAACAGCTTCAATTTCTGCACATAGACTAGGATTGTTCTTGAATTTCCTTAAGTGCATTTCTTTATTTCTAGTTGTAATCTCGACAAATGTCTCACGTCTTCCTAGGTGTTTGTAATAGCGTGCGTACTTGGTAAAAACAGTGATATCACTTAAGATTTTGGTGCTGCTCATTTGTCTCCCTCTTGGTGATTTTAATAGTGATTGCGGATATTTATATGCCTAAATTATACCAAAATCACGTGCTAAACCTATAACAGATTCGATTATTATATGGAAGCATAGGAGGAGTAATGCCATATATATCACAGAAACAAAGAGATAGGTTAGCAGATGGATCTTGTCCACAAAATGCTGGAGAAGTAAACTATCTAACCACACTTCTCATGAATGCATATCTGACAGACTATGAATCGTCTAATGAAATTGCTGAGGCAGTTGAATACACCATTAGTGATCTTATACATAAAGAAAGCTGTCATCACCCTAGCCAGAAGGAATATAGTTCTGAATTTCATAAGAAGTTAGTTGAGATAGTAATGACATCTGATGTTGAAATTGGTAAAGTAGTTGGCGCATTGAGGAATGCATTTGCAGAATTCTATGCCCGCAAGGTTAGACCGTATGAAGACCTCAAGATAAAAGAAAATGGCGATGTTTGAATTACCAGAAGATGAAGCAAATATTAAGTATCAGTTGGCTTTATTAGATATTGTTATTCACAGTGGAAAAATTTTAACTATACCAGAAATGGCAAAATATACAAAATTACAAACAAGACTTAAAGATCTTGAAGCCACTAGAGAAATTATGGAGGCAGTTTATGAAATTTAAAGTATTACTAGATTTCGATTGCGATATGCCAGAAGACGACATAGAAGAATTTACTGATGCCGCCAGACAATGCCTAGAAGAAGGTGCTGAAGCTTTTTATGCTTCCGTTGTTGTATTAGAAATAGAAGCTATCGTAGAAGGAGCAGGAAATGAAACACAGCATTGATGAATCAGATATTGGTGTAGACTTTCAAGACGAAGGTCCATGGAGATCTTATGGAGTACAATCAGAAGGTTCTACTATTGAAGAACTATTTGATAACGCTATCGTGTATGAAACAGACCAAGATGGTGGCGAACTTAATTCCTACTCCTTAGAAGATGCTAGTCAAGAAGTGTATACGGCTGCAGCTAGAGTGCTAGGTAAATTTATTGGAGAGAGTGATTATGAAGCACAACCTTTTTAGTATAGGAGTACACTTCTATACGAACACTGGAAAGTGGAGATGTACAGATGTAGGGCAGAGAACTATAGTCGCCATCAGAATAGACAAAGGAACTATAGTTACTATGGTTGACGGCGTTATAACTAAGCGACAAACTGGATATGAAGGTGATGACTTCAGTTGGTTAAATGGTCCTCCGTATGCAGTTGCTGAACGCGTATTTGATGAGTATGACCTTGAAGGTTGTAGCTTTGCTGATATAAGGGAAGAGACACATGACTCGCAATGAAAAATACATGATTAAGAACATTAGAGATACCAGCATAGATAGAGTTAGTATGTCTATTGATGAAAATCACGAAAAAGATAAGTTTGAAGTTGCAGCAGTAATGCTCTATGTTCCTGATTTAGCCGATGATGAACATTCACATATTATATTTGATAAAGAGCAAGCAACATCTTTAAGGGATTGGCTAAATGATTTTCTCAATGCAACTGACTTAGAAGAGAGACTAACTAATGGCGAAGAAGCGTAAGAAGAAAGTACAACCAGTAGTTGCCTCTGAGCCAGTTGAAACAACAGGTCAATGGTACTGGTGTGTTAACTGTGGTCACCATGGTGACTTCGGTTACCATCGCAAGAATAATGTTAAGTGTGAGATGTGTGGATACGATGAGCCATCTTTGTGGACTCTGGAAGAGATCAACGATCCTGATCTAGACTTAGATATTAAACGTTTCAAAACTAAAAAACAAACTTTACTAAATGAAGAGTATGAAAAGAAAGCAAGTTCTAAACATAAGGGGTATATGAAAGCTGTAGAAAAAGCTAAAGTATTACTTGCTAAAATAGAAACAGAATCGAAAGAACCTAAAGAGAAATCTATACAAGAAAAACTAGCAGAAATAAGGAAGATAACGTGACAACAAGTGCTAAGAAAAAATTCAAGAGATTCGAAGCTTTTTACCTAAAAGGTGAACTTCTACCAACTTTCATTCAGAGTATTAGAAACAACTACGAAAATGGTTTCTACGGTGAAACTGGCGTCGTTGATTCGTGGTTTGTATACTGTGAAGAAACACATGGCAAAATTGAACAACTACAATTGGCAGAAGTAACAACCGTAGCATCTAGTGGTGTGTGATGGCTCGCTGTAGTAAGTGCAGCGACTCATGTGGTGACGATTTCAAGACTCTCTCTAAGTATAAACAAGAGAAGAATGTTGGAGATCGCTTGAAGGTTATATTGCTTCAAGTCTATGACATGAGTGATATTGATAACCTTCAAGTATACGAAATCAAAGCTCTGTTTAATGCTTTGGTGGATGAGCATATTGAGGAGATAGATGAAGCCTGATATAGAAGACCCATTTAAAGATTTAGTACCTACAGAGTGTGATTCGTGTACTAGATACATGCTAGTAGGTTCCGAATGGAATTTTAAACCAGAGTGTCAAAACTGTTATATAACTAAACTAGAACTCCTTAAAAAAGAAGAAGATGAACAAGATAAATTTAGAGAAGCTAGGGTATTTAGACTTAAAAGAGGATAACAATGAAAATTGATGTATACTCAGATGGCTCGGGTAACACATTTGATTCTGACGGCGGTTGGGGATTTCGTATCTTAGTAGATAATGTACTTCTAGTAGATGGTAGCGGATATTTACCAGCAGCAACTAATAACGTCGCAGAACTTACCGCAGCAATAGAAGGTCTGAAGGCTGCAAAGAACTACATAGCAAACATGAAACCAGAGAAGCCAGAAGTGACCTTGATATCTGACTCACAGCTTGTCCTCGGCTATGCAAATGGACAGTATAAGTGTAAAGCTGTTCACTTAGGTCAACTTTATATACAGGTTAAAGCTTTATTTGCTGAGTTGAATACTACTGCAAAATGGGTTAAGGGGCATAGTGGAGACGAACACAATGAAGCTTGCGACTTATTAGCTAAGACAGCAAGGGAAAACAAGGTATAATATTAATATGTAGTCCCGCAGGTAGCAGGATGAAACACAGGAGAACTAATGAAGTATAAGGCATGCGTTTTTATTGGACGCTTTCAACCAATCCACGAAGCACACGTACAGATTATAGAGCAGGCATTAGAGATTGCCGAGACAGTTATTATATCTGTAGGTTCAGCTCACAGACCTAAAACAATCAAGAATCCATGGACAGCTGATGAGCGCATTAATATGATTAAGCGAGCTCTCAAGCAGAAACTTGGTAAAGTTCAAGGTTGGTCAAACTATCCCGAAGACTTTGAAACTAGAGTTAAATTTGTACAGGTAAGAGATCATCTGTATAATAACACTCGCTGGGCATCTGAGACTTATTCTAAGTCTGTATTAGCGGGTGCAACTCAACATAAAGATACAGCAATAATAGGTTGCTTTAAAGATACCAGCAGTTGGTACCTCAATATGTTTCCTCAGTGGGACTTACATGAGGTCGGCAAGATATATAACAAACATGACGAGCTGATGAGTGCCACAGATATACGTGATGAGATTTTCCTAAATAAAACAATCATAGAAAATGAACCATACTTGGCCTCTGATGTTATAAAAGAGATTAAAGCATGGATGACATTGGATGAATGTGAGATGTTGACAGAAGAATATAACTTCATCGCAAATTATAAAGCATCTTGGGATGTTGCACCCTATGCTCCTACATTCGTAACTACTGATTGTGTTGTAATTAAGTCTGGCCACATACTTCTTATTAAAAGAAAGTTTAATCCGGGTAAAGGCTTATATGCTCTACCTGGTGGATTTCTTAATCCCAATGAGATGATAGAGGAATGTGCGATACGAGAACTGAAAGAAGAGACGAGAATTAAGGTAGATAAACCTATTCTTAAGAGAAGCATTGAAGCAGTCCAGACATTTGATCATCCTCAGCGAAGCTTAAGAGGCAGAACTGTTACTCATGCTCATTTGATTAACTTAGGTGAAGGTCCTTTACCTGAAATCAAAGCTAATGATGATGCAAGTGGTGCACACTGGATACCACTAGCTGATATGAAACATCTGGAAGACGAAATGTTTGAGGATCACATGGATATTGTAACCAGTTTAACAAGTAGGTTTTAAAATGATAATATACTATACAGAAGAGTATTCAGATTTAGCACTAGATGTTGCCAATAACTTAGACTATTCTTTAAGGGGAACAGTTGAAACAAAGAGATTTTCTGATGGTGAAAGCTATCATAGAATAGAGAACGTTGAGAGTTTAAAGGGACAAGACATTACATTGATCGGTGGGCTTACCTCTGATAAAGCTATATTGGATGTTTATAACTTAGCATCAACTCTAGCAATGCAGCAAATTCGTTCTCTCAATATTGTCATCCCTTACATGGGGTATTCAACGATGGAGCGTGCAGTTAAGTCAGGCGAGGTTGTTAAGGCTAAGAATCTTGCTCGTATGTTTAGTGGTCTTCCACAGGCATCACGTGGTAACTTCATCTATTTTATTGATTTACATGCAGACGGTATTCCTTATTATTTTGAAGGACCAACGCATGTTGTTCATTTATATGCCAAGCGAGAAGTTGGAATAATGATAAATGATATCATAGGTGATGGTAAAAGAAAAGATTTTGTTCTTGCATCAACAGATGCTGGACGAGCTAAGTGGGTCGAATCATTGGCCAATGACAATAAACTACAAGCGGCATTTGTTCTTAAGAGAAGAGATAATGAGGGTACAGAGGTTACAGCAATCAATGCTGATGTGGCTGGCAAGAATGTAATTATATATGATGATATGATTCGTTCTGGTGGTTCCATAATCAATGCAGCCAAAGCATATTTACAGGCTGGAGCTAAAAATATCTATGCCTGTTGTACACATGGTATCTTTTGTGATGACGGTCTAAAGAAAATTAAAGACTCCGGTGTTGTAGAGAGAGTCTATATGACCAATACTCATTCTAACTGTCAACAGAACCTAGATTTTGGTTTTACACATCTAGTTTCTGTAGCTGATTTGATTGTGGAGGGTTTGAAAAATTGAGTAATATACATAAAATAACAGATTTGGTTGAATATTGGGAGGCACAAGATGAAGTTGGGACTTGATATACATGGTGTATTAGACCATAATCCGGAGTTGTTTACACACCTTGCTAAGAAGTATGTAGAGATACATATCATAACTGGTGGTAGTTTTACTAACTCAAAATATAACTTAATACGAGACCTATATTCATTCGGTGATGGCGAGAAGTGGTGGACACATGAATTTTCAGTATTTGATTATCTACTTGAGATAGAAGCTAAGACAAATGAAGAGCTAGGAATAGCTTCTCACCATCCATTTCCAGATGAGACGTGGAACAAGGTTAAAGCTGAGTATTGTAGAATACATAAAATAGACTTACATATAGACGACATGCAGCAATATTTAAACTACTTTACTACTCCGTACATGCTATATAAAAGTCCTGAAAGAAAACATAGGGGAGAGAAATGATAAGTTTACATAAATTTATGCGCACCCTTAAAAGACTAGGATTACCTTTTGATGATGCAAGTTGGAACAGTAATATAATGGTTGACGCTTTTATGGAGAAGGTATCGGAAGGTAAATATGAGACCAAATGATACGGCTGATTTCGGTAGATATTGCATGTTTAGAAACACATTGTGTCGTCTCGGACTGTTTCCAATAATAACTGAGTTCGAAGTGATACCTGCAGAAATAAGATTCATTGGTATTTTTTGGAGTAAGTATGGCAATAGAACTAATAAATAATAATATATTCAAGACCAACTGTGTTGTTATAGCTCATGGTGTCAATTGTGCCGGTGGATTTGGCAGCGGTATTGCTGGTCAAATTGCTCAAATACATCCTAATGTTAGAACAGAGTATTTAAAGTATCACGAACGAGTAGGATGGGAGTTGGGTGACATTCAGATCATAGGTTGCAGCAGCATGTTTCAAACAAAAAGTGGTCCAAGTCATAAACCTAGAATTATAGTCAACTGTGCAACACAAAAACAATATATGCCAAGAGGTGTATTGCATGCCAATTATCATGCTATTGAGCGGGTGTGCAAGAAACTAAGACACTTTTGTAAAGATGAAGGACATACGCTAGCTCTACCCAAGATAGGCTGTGGACTAGCGGGTGGAGACTGGAATGTAGTCGAAGAGATATATGGAAATGTATTTCATGACATAAATGTAAAGGTGTATTACTTATGAATATGAGTCACGAAGAAATAATGGATTGGACCTCTAGTCATCCTCTATGTCAGGTATTAATGACCATCTGTAGATTAGGTTTACCTAACAAGTTGTCAGTTAGTATTTGGAACTTAGATGATTATACAAAGCGATATGCAGAAGAATGGTATAATAATGATAAGGCTCTCAAGGAGAGAGCTAAAATACAAGCAATAACGAAGGAGTTATTATGAAAGACAATGGCATAGTACTACGTACTGACAGCTACAAATTCTCACACTTTCCCCAGTACCCAAAGAACACCACTACGGTCTTCTCTTATGTAGAAGCACGAGGCGGTAAGTATAAAGATGCTCAATTCTTTGGCTTACAATACTTAATTAAAGAGTATCTCACTAAGCCAGTAACCATGCAACAAGTAGAGTATGCTAAAGAGCGAACTACAGCTCATGGTGTGCCGTTCAACTATGAAGGTTGGAAATACATAGTTAATGAATTAGGCGGAAAGCTTCCCTTAAGAATCCGAGCAGTAAAAGAAGGAACAGTTCTTCCTGTAAGTAATGTTATGGTTACTATGGAAAATACAGATCCCAAGTGCTACTGGTTAACATCATATGTTGAAACCTTACTTCTTAAAGTTTGGTACCCGATTACAGTAGCCACAACATCTCGTGAGTGTAAAAAAATCATTTCTTCCTTTTTAGAGGAAACCGCAGATAGTTCTGAGGGGTTACCATTTAAGTTGCATGACTTTGGATACCGTGGTGTTAGCTCTGAAGAGAGTGCAGCACTTGGTGGTGCAGCTCATCTAGTTAACTTCATGGGTACAGATACATTCAACGCACTTGAATTGTTGAAAGACTACTATGGTTGTGATATGGCTGGATTTAGTATTCCTGCCTCTGAACACTCTACTATTACAAGTTGGGGTCGTGAGAATGAGTTTGCAGCTTATGAAAATATAGTTGATACCTATAAAGACTCTCCAATATTTGCATGCGTATCCGATTCGTATAATATCTTTGAAGCGATTAAGATGTGGGGAAAACTAAAGGATAAGATCATAGCAAACGGAAATATCCTGGTTGTTAGACCTGATTCTGGTGATCCTGTTGAGATGTCTCGCGATTGTGTTGTTGCATTGGACAAGGAGTTCGGAAGCAGTGTCAACGCCAAGGGCTATAAACTGCTTAACAACGTTAGAGTCATTTATGGCGATGGTATCTCCAGTCCAGATGTTATCAAGGCTATCCTACAGAATGTTAAGGATGCTGGTTTCTCAGCTGACAATTTAGCCTTCGGAATGGGTGGCGGACTACTACAAAAGCTAGACAGAGACACAATGGAATTTGCAATGAAGTGCTCTGCAATGATTGCTGATGGTAAATATATTCCAGTTTATAAAGAACCTTTAGGAATGAGCTCCAAAAACTCTAAAAGAGGTTTTCTTGATTTGATTAAAGTTGATGGTGTATTTAAGACTGTTTCAAGTGAGTCTAATGAACCACACCCTGAATCAGAACTCGTGACTGTCTATGAAAATGGAGTTCTACTTGTTGAGTATAATCTTGATGAGATAAGAAATAGAAGCTCTTTATAATTAGTACTATTTGGATCGACACAGAACGATGGTGAAACCTACGGGCGAGAACCAGGCATACCTGATATTTGCCAGTCGGTTAAAGGCCGACAATAGTAACTGTCAAAGATCTTGATACTTAAAAAAAGTCCTGGACATGACTAGAAAACTGTCCACTTTTTCCTGAGGAGGATAGGCATGAAACTAACATGATTAAACACCGTTTGGCGGTGATAAATGATTTTAAAGAAGTCACTGCAGTTGTGCAAATTAGAAAGCACATTGATCCATCAAATAACAAGTGGATCATAATAACTGATGCATGGCAAGTTGGTGGAGAGAGTAAAGGATATCAGACTAGTAATGATTCTATCGGAATATTTGTTAATTATGAAATGGTATTTGAAACTAAGGTTAAAGAAGAAGCCAATAGATTTATTGTGCGACTTCTTAACAAAGTGCCAGACGAGCTTAGAAAAGAGTTTGAGCAGTTTAAACATTACTTACTAGATGCTATTGAGGATAAAGATGGACGAGATAAACAACCTAATGGATAACCTAGATACATGTAAAGAATTCATAGGTAGAGCTAGAGATATAGTCCAGCAAGAAATAGTCTTTGAAATGAGACATCGTATGACTACTGAATTGGGTAGCAAGGAATCTATTGAGCAAAGAAAACTACATGAGGCTCACCAAATAACAGCTTGGCAAATAGTTAAGAAGATGTATGTTGAGAATGAAGCAATAATTCAGATATATAGGCAAGAATCTAGAGAAGACGTTAAAGAGCTTATAGATAATATTTCTAGAGTTATTCATGATGAAATAAACGAGATTATTCTCAAAGATTAAAGGAAGTATATGTTAACTGCTATGGGTGATGTTATGAGAGAGGCTTACCGTCGAGGTTGGATAACAACTCGTGATGGTAATATATCTGTATATAAGAGGCCAGATTGTTTATATGTTACACCATCGGCTGTAAGAAAGAACAAGATAGAAGTCGAAGCACTCGTCAAGATGAAAGTCAAAGATGGTGAACTAATAATACCTGAAAAAGTAAATCCAAGTATTGAATTAGATATGCATTTCTTTATCCATAGAGATAGAGGATTCAAAACGGGTGCTGTGGTTCACCTACATCCGACTCACTGTGTTGCAGCAATGCATGCAGGAATAGAATTAAAGGAGTTGGTAAAACAATTCCCTGAGTTGGGACGCTATACTAAAGTTGGCCCAAATGTCCAATTCTTTTTTCCTGGATCTGATGATCTCGCTATGGCAACATCCACATGTATATATAGCAATGACGTTGTCGGTCAAATAGGTCACGGGGTAACAGCTTATTCTGGAGATCCATGGAGTGCATTCGAGCACATAGAGAGATTAGAACACATATGTGAGATAGTATTAAAAGCTAAAGTTGCAGGCAACTAATAGTACAATAATACTGTAACAGAATCGATTTTTAATAACTAAAGAGGTATTCTATGGGATCAACTGCAAATTCAGAAGACACGGCGGTTGCTGAAAAGCAAGAGCTCAAAGAACCATCAAAATACTATATAGTCGTACATGATAACGACGAGACTTCGTATGAAGAAGTTATATATATAGTTTCAAAAGCATTTGAAATGCAAGAACAAGAAGCTTTTGATCTAGCTCAAAACGTTGACAAAAACGGTAAGGGCATCTGTGGCGTATATTCTAAAGAAATAGCTGAAACTAAATTAGTAATAACAGAGATGATCAAAGAGTCTCTGGTTTCAATACTTCCATATAGAGGTAGACAAATTAAAATGTTAAAATTCACGATGGAGAAAGCATGACCAACAGAATTAATGAAGAACTCCTTAAAGGATTAGTAGGTACGTCTCTTGTAGACTCCATATCGAGTTGTAAATTCTTTAGATATTGCTTAATACCTCAATACCAAGAAAATGTAGATTTTTTAGTTTCTAGAGGCTGTGATGTAACAACTCTTCTAGGTGCGTTAGATAAGCATATTAATATTGAGGATTCACAGCTAGAAGTATTCAGTGACATCAAGAAAATATTTTCTGGTGGCAAGATGAATGGTGTAACATTTACTCCTGAGATGAAAAGAATGTTTGAGCTAGCGGCCAGTAAAGCTAGGAACGAAAATAGAGACTTTTTCTTTGAAGATATAGTAAATACAGCATTTGAAATGTACAGTAGTGACCCAGACATGTATATCTGTCACTACATGAAAGTATGTGGTTATAAACACGATCCAAACTCTGGTATAGCAACAAAGGGTAAATATAGATTTGTTGCCGAACTCTGTGATAACTTGAATGAGAGAGCTCAAGCAAAAAGAATTGATCCGCTAATTGGTCGAAAGAAAGAAGTTGAAAGAATTGTAGAAATTCTAGCACATTATAAGAAAAAGAATCCATTGCTAATCGGTAAACCTGGTGTTGGTAAGACAGCAGTTGTTGAGGGATTAGCTTCGTTAATAAATCAAAAAATGGTACCAAAAGCATTAGAAGGCTCCGTTGTTTATTCTCTCAATGTAGGGAATATACTCGCCGGTTCTAAATTCAGAGGTGAATTTGAAGATAAGGTTAAAGGCGTTTTGAAAGATTTTGCTACAATGAAAGCAAAAGAAGGCATCAACCCAATTCTGTTTATTGATGAGGTTCATCAAATAATCGGAGCTGGTAATGGTGGTCAAAAAGAAGGTGTTGACTTATCAAACATGATTAAGCCAGGACTAGCTAATGGTGACTTAAGTTGCATTGGAGCAACCACTGAAGAAGAATATAATACTAAGATCATTAAAGACAAAGCGTTGTCGAGACGATTTCAAACAGTTAAGATCGATGAACCATCGGAGAAGGAAACATTGCGCATTATTGAACAAGGTATCAAGCCAGTTCTTGAGAAATTTCATAATGTCAAGTATCCCAAAGTCATTCTCGAAAAAGCTGTAGCCCTATCGGGTAAATATATCACAACGCAGTTCTTTCCTGATAAGGCGATTTCTGTCATTGATTCAGTTGGTGCAAGATTAAATACCACTGTCAATGGCAGAAAGACAGCAAATATAGAAGATGTTGAAGAGACCGTCTCTGTAATCACAGGGACACCCGTCTCTGCATTTAAAGATAAAAAAGGTAAAGATGGGTACGTTGATCTTTCGGAAGAGATAGGGAAATCCCTGTTCGGCCAAGATGAAGCAATCAAAAAGGTTGTAGATCAAGTAGAGATATCTAAAGCGGGTATGGCTGATGTCGGTCAACCCGTAGGTTCATTCTTATTGTTAGGGCCAACTGGTACAGGTAAGACAGAGCTTGCAAAGCAAATTGCCGCATATACCGACTCTAATTTTAAAAAGATTAACATGTCTGAGTTCTCGGAAGAACACTCTGTGGCTAAGCTTTTTGGTGCACCTCCAGGTTATGAAGGTCATGATGAAGGTGGACTACTTACAAATGAAATTATGAATTTTCCGCACACAGTTCTCCTTTTAGATGAGATTGAAAAAGCACATCGCAAAGTATATGATGCTTTGCTTGGTATTATTGATGGCGCAACTATGACTGACGGTAGAGATAACACTGTTGATTTTAGCAATGTACTGCTCATGATGACTTCTAATGCTGGAGCAGCAGCAGCATCTATGGCTAAAGGACCACTGGGAATTAATGCAAGCAATGAAGATACTCTAAGCAAGAAGAAGTTTGAGGTATCAGAGGAGATAATAAATAATACTTTTGCTCCTGAGTTTAGAAATAAACTAAGTGGTATTGTCCACTTCAATCCTCTATCTAAAGACATTATGATTAAGATTGTAGATAAGTTTATTAAGCTTGCTGAGTTCAAACTTACTGGCAAAGGAATCAAGCTTAAAGTAGATAAGAAAGCTAGAGAGCTTATGGCTGAACGAGGTTATGATCCTAAAATGGGAGCAAGACCGATTAAGCGTGAAGTAGATGAAAGCATCACAAAGAAACTAATTAAACCTATTTTAAAGGGTGAGATTAAGAAAGGATATACAGTTAAAGTTACGGTTAAAGATAATGATATAAATCTAGCGTTTGTTAATGTACAAAAGCCCTCAGTATCTGAAGTAGAAAAACAACTGGTTGGGGAAGAGGATGCCAAGTAATGAAACAACAACGATCAGTGGAGGAGGATTCCATTGTAAAATTCTTCTTGACCTTAAAGAGGTTAGGTCTATACGACGACACGCCTTTTGGAATAATGGTTGGTGGTATACTTGTACCAAGCACGACAATTCAATCGTTGATATACATGTACACGAAAAAATAGATGTAATAGCACTATTTGAGGGGTTGAATGGGAAACGTAAATCTAATTGATTTTGCACAAACAATTGATTTTGCCAATACATTAATTCGGCTCGGTTTATTTCCTAAACCAAGTGATATAAGTGATTTAGAAGTACAATTACAAATGATTAAATATAGGTCTTACGAGGCCATTAACGATACATACGGAGGCAAGTATGAAGGTAGTAGACAACGGAAGAATGAGCTTAACAGAACTAAATGAAATCTTTGATAAGGTTATTATCAGATATTTTCATGAAGAAATTACAGATAAGCAGGGCAACAAGAAAGATGTTGTCAAGACTATGGTAGCACTGGTCAATGGAACGAACGTTCATATTGGTGTTTCAAAATGGTCTAATCGTGGATTTCTATATTCAAAAACTAAAGGTAGAGCAATGGCTATGGGCCGTGCAGAAATTGCATTTAATAATTTCCAATCTATTGAAAGTCCTCGTGAAGCTCATTATTCTGGAATTGATCCGTTGGCATACAGCACGACCGTTTTAGAGCCGACTACTAAAAACATTATTCAGTCTTTTCTTGCAGTAGAAGAATTGAATAATGATCTAGTCTAGTCTAAACTTTTTTATACGCAATGGAGATTTGAATGGAGTGGAGAGAGTATAGTTTGCCACATAAAATTATTGAAAAATATAAACACAACAATGATTTGAGTGTAAACAAATTTAGTGGTGATTACTATCTCCTTCAAGGTTTAAGTAACCAGAATGGTATAGCAGAAGCCACTTGGATAGCTAGTTTAATTCTAGCTACTCCCTTCTTCTTAGTACATTGGGTTGCAGCGTTAGTAATGGTGGGAGTTATACTACTCAGTTTAGCTATAATTATTTCCTTAATCGACACATATTGCACACGCAAATACCGAGTACGTATAAACATGAAGAAATCGTTAGATTACATTTTCAGTAAAAAGAAAAGAACACGTAGAGGGATGTATTAATGGAAGTTAGATTAGTAGCACAAACTAAAATAGACGAGACATATCTAAAAGACCTAATGGCACAACAACTCAATGATGATGATTTCTTAGAGAATGTTCAAGGCTTAGAGGGATTGATAGCTTATATAGCTAGAGTTTCTTCCTCAAAACAAAACAACCCTAGCTTTGCAGGGTTAATTAAGTTCTGCATGAAGCACGGACATTGGAGTATTTTAGAAATGGGCAATGTGTCATTTGAGATTATAACAACACGTATGCTCTCTCCTCAAATCTTGAGACACCGTTCTTTCAATTTCCAAGAGTTTAGTCAACGATACTCTGCCGTAGATGAGTCTGGTATTGAAATATATGCTGCACGTAGACAAGATAAGAAGAACAGACAAAACTCTATTGATGACATCCCAGAAAACCTAAAGAAGGAATGGGAAGCAAGGCAATTAAATAATTGGAAGCGAAGTTTTGAAGATTATAAGTGGGCACTAGACAATGATTTTGCTAAGGAAGTTGCTAGAGCGGTACTTCCCTTACAGACGGTCACTAAGCTGTATATGAATGGAACTATACGATCTTGGGTTCACTACATTAATCAGAGAGCGGAAGCAGCGTCACAAAAAGAACACCGGGATATTGCTGAGGCAATTAAACAAAGACTCAAAACAGAGTTCCCTATCATAGCTGAAGCAGCAGGTTGGTAATGAATTTAGATAAATATCAAGTTAATCCTTTATTAGATAAGTTATATAGCGAAATAAAAGCTAATATAATGCTTATATTACACGGCACAAAAGGTGCTACATGTGAAGTTAAGATAGAGGAGACAGATAAGAAAAAGATTAAGTCTATTACTTTTTCTCATATAAACGACGATGGTACACCGAGAGGTAAGATTGTAGCTATTCGTGAGCATATAGAGGGATTAGAAGTTAGTTTACACATACACGGCAACAGAGTAGAAGGAATATATCGCATTAGATTTCAACTAATTAACCCCACTTGGTGGAAGTGGAAGAAAATAACTAGGTTGATAGAGAGAAACACAAATAGACTAAGAGAATTAAATAAGCAAGTTAAGGCAAATGAATTAAAAGAAAGATTCAATGATGCCTATGTTAACATATTTCCCGATGAAGTGAATAGAATCCTGCTGGGAGGCGATGATGATTAGATTGCTTAATATATTATTTCCAGTTAGAACTGACTTAGAAATAGTATTGAAAAAGATAGCAGATCAGGAATGCATTCGTAATGCAGACTTAGTCTTATCTAATTTAGATGGTAATCTTAAAAATATAGACTTAGACAAAAACCTACGCTTTCTAATAGGTAGAGTACGCCGTACATCTTATGGCTTATCTTTTAATAGTTTCACAGTTAAGTTCGGACAACGAGAAAGTAAATGCATTGTTACCATGCAGGGTAATGACGAGCCTTTATTTCTATTTGACGATCCAGAAGAAGTCAAACAAATAAGAGGCGCTATTAAGAATAAATATAATGATATTTTAAAGAAGAAACAAAAAGACTTTAGACACGATTTTGACAATGTATAACGGCAACAGATTCGATTATAAAATACAACGGTCTGTGTCCCGTGTGACTAACTCTAGTTCTAGAGTGAAAGCACGGGTTTCTTTAAGGGAGTTTCGATGATAGAAGAAGGCAAAAATGATGACATCGTTGTCAATAAATTTACTGAAGAAGAAGCAAGAAGTTTTAGAAACAAGATATTTAGACGCAGTTCACTTGATCCTAGCTTACCAATAATAGTTTATATTGACTCATACGGTGGAAATGTTGACGCACTTAATAATATGATAGCAACCATGCACCAAGTTCCTAACCCTATCGTTACAGCATGTATAGGGAAAGCTATGAGTTGTGGAGCTATATTATTAGCGGCAGGTGACCATAGATATTGTGCTGATGGTTCTAGAATCTTGGTTCATGAGGTAACTGCTGGAAGTATTAACCCCATCAATGAAATGGAAGCAGACGTTAGAGAAGCTAGACGATTAAACAATCAGATGATGAACTTCCTTGCAAAACGTTGCAATCATACCTATAAAGAGATTAAACAGATGATGCATGATAACGATGCAAGAGACATTACACTAACTGCAAAACAAGCACTTAGTTTTGGCATTATAGATCACATTGGTTTGCCATTAATTAGACCCTTGATCATGTATACAATTACGACAGTGCCGGAGCATAAATATGAAAAATATACAACCACGACTCTAAGTGATGCATTAGCTGGCATGGGTATTGATAATAAGAAAAGTAGAAAAAAGAAAACTTTAAGAAAAAAGAAAACATCTAAAAAGGTTAGAAATAGGAGCAAGAAATGAGCGAAGAAAGTAAAGAAGAAGTACAAAATAAAGTTACTTGTTCAGGAGAAGACTCTGAAAATGTTCGTCAGTATAGCAAGCATTTTAACGTCCCATTAACACCTGATTTACAGGTAGCATTAGATACTTTTGAAAAAGATCCTACTTTTGAAAATCAGAAGGAATTTAAACTTCAAATTTCAAAGTGGATGTTAGAGACTAAACACAAGTCATTTGAAGATGATCTATGGAATGCTCCTAAAAAAGCAGCAGAAGATGCAGTATATGATTTACAATTTGATAAAGATGTTAAAGAAGTATTGACCGAAGATAAGAAATCTTAGTCTTCTTCGGTTGTTCCAGGCTTGAATTTTTTAGCTTGATCTCTGAATAACTTATCTACGGCATTAGCTCCGCCAGATGAGGTTACATGATCAAGCATCTTGCCCCGGATACGGTGATTAGCAAATGCACCAAAATTTCCGCCTTTGCTAGGGTCATATCTATGGAAAGCGTCCATCAAGCCATCAACTCCAGCTGAATGGAGATCTGTGTCCTCGATGTGAGCTGGAATGCCAGAGGCTTTGAGTTTTTTGGCCCACATATTGATTTTAGGTGCCCATTCAAGCATCATATCTGAAGCGTGGTCTCTTTCTGGTTTTTTCTTATCATCAGCCATGTAACTATTATACCATTTTAGAGGGTATAAATATCTTGAGGAAGTGTATGTTTTACGAAAATGATCGAATAGTTAGAAAGCAAAGAAGATACTTAAATGATAAGGCTGGCGAAATGCTGTCTAATTTTAGATCAAAGAAGTTGAAATCTAGTGAAATTATAGCAGCTTTAGAGCTTCTCCTAGATGAAACCGGCAACACAGAGACTCATATTGATATAGTCAATAGGGCTATAACTATAATGAAAAATAGTGAGGAATTAGATGGCTAGATTGACTAGAATTTTACTAATAACAGTAGTACTTACACTATCTTATATAACAACCAGTAACTATATTAAAAACCAACCCAAAGTATCAACTTATTCAATACATGAAGAACCCAGTCCACTAGATAGACTAATAAAATTCGTCATGAAAACAAAAGAAGACAAGCGTCATAGTGCTATAATTAAGATCTCGCAAGATGTTAAAAAGGGTGAAGCGGGAAGCAATTGTACAGCATTCGTAATAAATAACACAACGGCCATTACTGCAGCTCACTGTTTGAAGCTAACATTTGAATTCATCAAATATGAGTTTCCTAGAATAACAAAACAATCTGAAGAAAAAGAGCAAAAATTACTATCGTTGATAACATATTTAGAAACAAACTGTGGAGAAAATCCTCAGTGCTTACAAAGGCTAGCTGAAGTAGAGGTTATGTTAACAAAAGAGTTGGAGAGTAGAGAAAAAGCTCTAGCTATGAAACCAGAGACATTTAGTGTTATTAATGTAGATGGTGTAGACACTAAAATTAAGGCTATTGCGTATTCTAAACATACAAAAAGAGATTATGGTTTTTTACAGGGTGATTTTAAGAACTTTAAGAAACTATATATTAGGTCTGGATGGCATGTTAGAGTTGGTGATACACTTAGGGCATGTGGTTTCTTTGGTGGTAAACTACCACCAACATGTGTAGACTTTAAAGCATTGGGTAATCAAAGTTTCCAATATGCTGGTGAAGCAATTCTTTTACCAGGCGTAAGTGGTGGACCCGTTATAGATGAAGATGGATATGTTGCAGGTGTAGCAGTTTCTGTCGGTAATAGATTTGTTCTTATGGAACCAACTATTGGTATGGTTGATATTTTGACTGATGAACAGCAAAAAAGAATTAATGAGCAAAAATAATCCATTTTGTCCTAAGGATGCATGGACTCTTATAACAACACACGAACAAGAGCTTGTTACCACTAGATTCTTAGCTACGATATATAACTTAGGTCTTGGTTTCCAAGATTTAGATGATGTGACAGCAGTAGAGATTGTCATGGAACTGGAGGATATTCTATATGGGATTGAAACAGGCACTCGATGTCTTGAATGAGATTGAGAATACATCAGGTAAAAATGATAAGCGCAAACTCTTAAAAGACAATTCTAATAACAAATATCTAGCTGAACTATTAGACGCAGCGTTTAATTATAATCGTGTTTATCATATAAAAAAGTTTGATGAAAATCAAACCAGAGCAGACGACATTCCTGACAACTATCGATACTTTATAGATATAGTTTTATATAAGTTGGAAAATAGAGATTGGACAGGAAATAATGCTATAGAGCTGGTTGAGAATTTCTTTAAACTATGTGATCCTATTGAGCAGAAATGGTTCTCCAGAGTATTGCGTAAGGATCTTAAGTGTGGCTTCTCTGCTGAGACAGCAGTTAAAGCTGGCTTTACCAATATCCCCATATTCGATGTTATGTTAGCTAAAGATGGTAAGCTGTGTAAGAAGTTAAATGAAGTTATTAAAAAAGGCGTTTATGTAAGTCCCAAACTAGATGGTTATAGATGTCTAGCTATTGTAAATGAAGGTTCAGTAACCCTATTATCACGCAATGGAACTGAATACCACAACTTCCCCTCTATTGTAGAATCATTCCAGAATTGTTTTCCTACTGGCAAGTTCATCTTTGACGGTGAGATCATGTCAGATGACTTTCAGTCAATGCAAAAGACTGCGTTCTCAAATAAAAGTCATCAGAGTGTTGGCGATGTTGGATATTATGCATTTGGCTATATAGATTATAACGAATGGATGACACAGAAATTCAAAATGCTTACTAAAGAGAGGCTAGCGTTGCTCGAAGCAGTGTCAGTTAACTTTAATAACAATATCAAATTAGTAACACAAGTATATACTGAAGATATACAGGCTATATATGGCTTACAAGCCAATTGGGAAAACCTAGGTTTTGAAGGTGCAATGGCACTCCCTAATATTCCCTATTACTTAGGTAAGAAGACAGGTCGACTTCTTAAGTTTAAAACCATGTTATCACAAGACTGTGTTATTACTGGAATATATGAAGGTAAAGCAGGAACTCGTTTAGAGGGCAAAATGGGTGGAGTTGTTCTTAGACAAGAGAACGGAAACACATGCGAGTGCGGAACAGGTTGGACCGATGAAGATAGAGAAATAATGTGGAATAACCAAGAACTTTATATCGGTGGTCTTATAGAAACTAAGTACCAAGAACTAACACCAGATGGCATAATGCGCTTTCCTGTGTTTGTTAGATGGCGGAATGATAAATGAAATCAGTAACTAAACAACTTGTAATGCATGAACACCTTAATCGTAGAGGTGATCTCTTCGGTGGACAGATGATGTCCTGGATGGACATTGCTGCAGCTATTCATGCCTTTGAGGTAACTAATATGGAATGTGTTACTGTTGCTGTAGACAGAATCGAATTTCTATTACCGGTGAGTTTAGGGGATTTGGTAACTTTCGAAGTTCGAGAGAAAGAGCGGGGGAAGACCTCCATAACACTGGATGTAGTAGTATTTAAGAGTAATTTAAGAGATAAGATGGTAGAAGTTGCAAGATCTAATTTTAAATTTGTAGCATTAAACGACGAAGGACAACCTACTAGTAAGTGGAATAATGGATATAAACACTAATAAAGACATCAATATACTTTATAATTTATTGGAAACATTGGCCAATTTACATGTAACGTATGTTATTGATAAGATGTATGTAGATCCTCTTACTGGTAAGTGTAGGGTTTATTATGTTAAAGGTCTTTTTGTAGAGCCAGAGGACAAAGATGAATCGTAAAGTAGAATGTCTAGAGAGATTATTGGAAGTTAATCATTCCTATGATGAAATAGGCGAATGGCTGGTTGAAAATAAGTTAACTGATACCGTGACAATTAAGTCATACAATAGAACAAAAGAAAGAGCTGAATTCCTATATTCTCTCTTAAAACAAGCCTCAATAGATGAAAAGATAATACTGTTATATTTTGAATGGTCAATATTGCCAGTTGAATCTATTAAAATAACGTGCACGACAGCTACAGAAGAGAAGCAATTTACATACGGGCTTTGAAACCATTCTCAAAAATAATTAAGTATAATAAAATTATGATTGATTGCATGATGTAACAATCTAAAACGTTTTAGGAGGAATAAGTATGTCAAACCCCATTTCACAGAAAACCGCGGTGGTTAATGAAGTTACAGCGATCTTAGGATCTAGCTTTGATTCATCTCTACCCGTTAAAGATCAGTTAACACCTGAGCAATTTAGTACTATCAAGTCTAATGTTGTTGCTGGTATTGTTGACGGTTCTATATCTTTTAATAAAGATACAAGTGATGAAAAGGAAGTTATGCGTTATGTTTCTGGTATGATTTCTAATCATTTCAGAAAAGCTAAAGAATTAAACGGTGGAGCTTCTTATGCACCACAATCCACAGGTCGTGGTTCTAGAGATTCTCAACTTTCTGAGTTGAGCAAACTATTAGGAACTTACGATGATGGATCTGCAGAATTCAATCAGATTGTTTCTGCAATCAACTCTCGCAAGTTGGAGCTATCTGCTGATAAAACAGCCGCTAGTGCAGAGAAAAAGCGTCAGAAAGAATTAGCATCTATCAACACAGATGCTTTACCAGATAGTGTTAAGAATTTAGCTGAAAATTTAGTAAGCGGATTAGCACAGTAATTTAATGGCTCCCATACGAAAGTGTGGGAGCTATTTTACAAAGGGAATAAATGAAGATTAAAAAAGGTGACAGCGTATATAGAGATGACAATCCTGTTGATTTCTCTAGAAAAAAAAATGTCACAAGAAATAATAGCCTTATTAGCTCTAAAAGCTTACTCTTCAGCCCAGAAGATCAAATACTTGAAACTGGTAGCTATGATGGCAATCCCAGCGTTAATAAAAAAGCATACTCATTGAGTAGATCTTTTGATGATGACTTGAATAGAAAAAGTGGATTATTAAATAAAGGCTTTACCAACAAAAAACGTCCAAGAACACGTTTTAGAGATTTTCTAGATAGGCTTGACGCAGATACAACTGACTATTAATACTTAGGAGCAAATATGCACGATGATGATGATATAGTGGCAGAAGGTGAATTCATTGTTAAAAAAGTCACAAAACTCACTGAACTTAAAGAGGGAGATAAGATCTCCGAGTCAGATCTTTGTTTTCAAAATGATGAACGCATTATCCAATGCGAATATGTAAAAGAAGAAACTAAAAAAGAAAAGTACAAGATAAAACCTGGTATTTATAGTCTTGCGCATATAGGTAATTCTATTGGTTTAGAAGAAATGAATATGAAGCAGAGACGCATACTTGAGACATATGATAACTCTAAAAATATCATGGGCGAAGCTAAGTTATTCTTTTCTCAAAAAGAAGTTTATGACTTCCTTGAAAAAGCTATGAAAAGAGCCATATTGGTTTATAGTCCTCCAGGCTTTGGTAAGACTTGTGCTATCACTAAGGTTAGTGCAGATCTTTGTGAGGAAGACCCTGGCACTGTGGTTATTAGTTGGCCAACAGCTGAGTTGGATGCTAGACATGTTTCTAGATTCCTTACTACTCGTTCAGAGTATACCAAAGAATGCACTCGTTTAGTGTTCATCATTGAAGACATTGGTGGTGGTGAAATGGAAGATAGAGGTGGAGCTAGAGGTATTGATTCTGCTTTATTAAATCTACTAGATGGTGTTGATGTGGCATTCTCCTTACCAACTTTTATCATCGCGACTACCAACTATCCTGGCAATCTTTTAGATGCCCTTGCTGATCGCCCTGGCAGATTCGACGAATTCATTGAATTGCTTCCACCTGATTTTGAACAACGCGTGGAGCTAGTACAGTTTATTGCTAAGCGAAATTTAACTGTAGACGAAATCAATGCTCTTAGAAGAGCAGAGAATTTTTCAGTTGCTCATCTAAGTGAAATCGTTGAAAGAAGTCTTCTCAAAAAGAGGTCTTATGAAACGGTAATAGATGAGATTTGTAATCATAGAGCAACGTTTAGTAGAAACTTTGAAAAAGCTAGAGCAGCTATGGGAATTAATGTTAATAGGGAGGAATAATGAATATCATGAAACCTATGGTAATGTATGTTATATTACCAGCTATTGTCTTGTTCTCGTCCAAAACTCATGCATATGAACATAACCACGACTGCACAAAGAACCCAATTTATTGTCAGATAGTGGCTAATAAACCTACTATTAAAAAGGCTTATGCATTTAAGCTTTCCAATATTATAGCAAAGAAAACTCAAAAATACAAGATAGATCACGAGATATTTACTGCAATTTTAGCACAAGAAAGTATGTATAATGTATCTGCTAAGAACTGTACTACTGGTCTTCACGAGGTTGTAGTAACGGACAACCAAGGAATTGTTGATCTAGATAAATCACCTGCTTATATTAAGAAGCAAGTATGTACCGATTTTGGTATCGGACAGATCTTTTATAAGACAGCTGATAGTTATGATTTTGATTTTGTAAAATTAACTACTGATGTAGACTATTCAGTTGAAGCCGCAGCAATAGTATTAGAGCATTTTAAAAACAAATACAGTAAGAAAGAGTCAAACTGGTGGACGAGGTATAATGCTAGTAATAAAGAAGCCAGAGAAAAGTATAAAGATTTAGTAGAGAGATTTATTAATGCCGATTAAGAGAGCCAAGTCTAAAAAAAACATCTTGAAGGAAATTGATGATGATATAGTGACTGCATTTAGAAATGCTTTTAAGAATTTAAAACTAACACCATTCAAAAGTTCCAAGTATATTAAAAAAAGTCTTCGACGTGAAATAGAAAGCATAGAACGCGACATGCGTATTTGCTTTAGTAAAATACCTAAAAAAATAAGACAAAATTGTCATTATGGTTATTGGGAAAAACATATTGTTTTTCTAGATAAAGAAACAATCGGTAGGGCTATCAAAATAAGAAATCAATGGGATAATGGTTTGGAGAAATTGATGGTCGAGCGCCATGAAAATGATTGTTACTTTAAAAAATGTTAATCTATGTCGTCTACGAAGCCCAACTCTAAGGCTTCTTCTGCAGAAATATAATGATTAGAATCCATCATCTTTTCTAGTTTAGCCCTCTTGAAATCAGGGTTCCTCTCTAGGATTCTTTCGTAATATATATCAACACACATCTTGTCTAATATCAAAGTCTCTTCTAGGTCCTTCTTGACATCATTTAGATTGCCTTCTAAGCACACATCTCCACGGTGTATCATTATCCTAGAATTTTTAGTTATGACGCGCTTATCTGCTGCTTGAAGGATAATGCTACCCATACTCATGGCTACTCCTTCAACTATAATTGTAACTCCATTCTCACAGTTTTTAATGACATCATGAGCAGCTAGGCCTAGATTAACATCTCCACCTTCAGAGTCTAAGGATATAGTTATCTCACCCTGAGTCTTATCTAGGAATTTCAGTAGCTTAATGAATCTATGGATTATAGGTTGGTCTACTTCGCCTTTGAGGTCTAGGGCACGTCTACGGAGATCAACCCCGTATTCCATAAGAATATCAAAATCAGTTTGCTTATTAGAACCGCTCATAATTCTCCATTGACACTGCCTCGGGCGAAAACACCGGACATGTATATTATACTATAAAATTCCAAATGACATGGCAAATAGAGGTATATGCTTACAACAGAATCGAATAGATATTAACAGGGGAGTATCAATGAGCGCATATGTGAGTGAAAAATTGAGCATTGATTACTCTGTACCTATAGGTCTTATTCACTTATTAGCAGGAGTCACAAATAAGCCACAAAAAGAGATATGGTGTGTGATGAGCGAGGTAGCTAATGTGTGTGCAAATAGACTTCTTAAAAAGCCAAATCAAAGACATAGCTGGACATCTAAGACTTTCCCAGGCACTGAGGTAGAGCTAAGAATAGATATGAGAAAGCACACTGAATATACCTCTAAAAAAGAAACATTCAGTTGTGAAGTAAAATTTGGCAAAACTAAATTTGAAAAGTTTACACAACTTCAAGTTAATGAATACATAACTGAGAGTATATTGTTGGGCATAGAATGAACACAGAAACTATACAAGAGTTTATAGCTAGAGGCGGACGAATACAAAAGATACCATCCATCTATCAAATGGAAGTGAGACGTAGACTAATGCTTACCCTCATAAGACTAGGATTTTCTATAACAGAATCGACAGTGTGTTAATATGAAAAAGAAAACGACAGAAGAAATGATGCAAGACTTTTTAGATAAGGGTGGGAAAATAGAGAAAATTCCTTCTATTCCTTATACACCTAATTATAAAGTTAGTTCAACTACTAAAAAAGTACCTGAACTAAAGACTTTAGTTGAAGGTGAATTGCTATATGGTGTAAAGAAAAAAGTTAATAAGAAAAGCAAAGCACCTGATTATTCAGGGATAGACATGAACTTGATACCAGAGCATATTAAAAAGTTAATTAAATACTCTAATAAAGAGCAAAACCAAAACAAAGAGGAGAAAGATGAAACCAATAAGGATTCTAGAAGTTCTAAAGCTGACAACTAAAGCTAGACAGAACGATCATGTTTTTAACCCGCTATTTACAGGCGATGCTGGACTTGGTAAATCTGCCATATGTCAGTTGTTTGTAGATAAAATGCGAACCACTGGCTTTCCAGAAGCCAATCTCAAGCCTAACAAAGATTATGGCTTTCTTGACTTACGTATTGCATATATGGAAGCTCCAGATTTTATTGGTTTCCCTGAGACAGAGGAAATTGCTGGTCAAAAACGTACCTGTCATTATCTTCCTGAATTCTGGCCAACTGAAGGCGAAGGATTGATTCTCTTAGAAGAACCAAATCGTGGCACAACTGGCGTTATGAATTGTTTGATGCAGTTGCTCACTGATCGTAAGGTTCACAACTATAAGCTTCCAGCAGGTTGGATCGTAGCATCTTGTATTAATCCCGACTCAGCCGAGTATGATGTTAATGCAATGGATGCAGCTCTTAGAAATCGTTTTGAAGAGTATGAAATAGAATATGACCCAATTTCATTTATGGATTACATCGAAGCATCAACATGGAATCAAAATGTTCAGATGTTTATTAAGTCAGGTGTTTGGTTATTTAAAGATACTAAAGCAATTGGCGACGGTGGAAAGTATATTTCTCCACGTACATGGTCAAAAGTTAATGCTGCTGAAGAAGCTGGCGTTGGCGAAGATCGGCGTTTACATCGTGAAACAATGATGTCAATCTTGGGTAAAGATATTGGCCAAGAATATCATAAATTTTGCTTTGATGAAGCTCCAGTTACAGCAAAGGAATTGTTAGATAATAGATCTAAAGCATTGGGTCGTTTGAAAAAGCAATCTGATCCTGGTGCGTATAAAGGCGATATGATTGCCGTAACCATCGAATCTATTACACAGAATTATTCTTGTAAACTGAAAGATGATAAAGTAGCCGGTCAAGTAGGTGAGGAAACAATGGCAGAAGTTGCCAAGATTATTCCTTCAGACCAAGCAATTAATCTTATTAAGAATTGTGGCTTTAAACAATCTAAAGGTGCCATTACAACTTTCTTCAGAGATTTTGTAAAAAGACATCCAGAGTTGTCTAAAGTGTTAAAGAGCAATATTAGAATTAGCAGAACTCAGAATGATAGTGATAATAAATAAATCTACAGTGATGTAGGTTTTTGTGGTCCGCACGGTTTAAAGTCCCCTTTGTTCGTGCGGGCCATTTTTTTTACATGGAGTTAGAATGAGTGGTAAATATTATAGTGTGCAGGAATTACTTGAAGAGTATGACGTTCCTGCGCCTAAAAAGAAACAAGCAAATAGAATAGTAAAAAGCTATGAGTATCAAAAGAGTATGCTATATGCGATTCAAGCAATAACTAATCAACAGACGCATGAAATATTAGCTAATTTAGTTGAAGAGGCGGATAAAGTTATAGCTAACAGCGATATAAATCTTAAAGAGATTATGCATCATTCATACCGCAATGAAAGACGACTATCTAAATACATGTTCTATCCTGGAACTAAGTTATATATAGGCATATATATTAACTATTCTGTAGCTGATTATCGTACTGACCAAGATAAATATGACAGCATGCTGAAGTATAATTTTAAGTTGCCCACTTCTTTAATAAAGCTAGATCAGAAAGAATTTGATGAGTACATTACTGATGGCATACTTTGTGATTCTTCTAAAGACATAGACAAGCCAAAACTTAAAGGTACGCTAACTCAAGAAGAGCGAGAACTTAGAAAACTTAAAGCTGATAAAAAAAGAGAAGCAAAAGAAGCTGATAAAAAAGCAAAAGCTGCCAAAAAACTAGCTTATATAAAAAGCAAGAAGATAAGCAGATACTAAAACAGAATCGATGATAGATAAAGAAATCCTGGAGGCAATTCGTGAGTACACCTGATGATGATAAAAAAACAGCTGCTCAAATAGCAGATGATACAGCGAAACAAAAAAAGCTAGAAAAAATAGCTAAAGATGCTGGAATGCGATCAAAGAAAGACGCACTTGAAGCATTGAAGAAAGAGACTGTGCCTGCCGAAGAACAATCTCAGTGTTTGGCGACAGCAATTTTCCACGTAGTTAAATTAAATACGTTTATGGGTTCTGTACTTCAATGTATGAATATTACATATACACACATGCTTCCAACTGCGGGAGTCATGTTTAATGCTGAAGTTAAGAGATGGGACTTATTGATTAATCCCTATTTCTTTTGCAGGAAGTTAGATAAGCTCCACCGGGAAGCAGTGTTACTGCACGAACTATATCATATTACACACAAACATCCTCTTCGCGTACCATTCATGAATTTGTCTAATCATAAAAGACAGTTAATGAACATCGCAATGGATATGGCAATCAATCAATTCATCAAGAATTTACCAGATGGTTGTTCTCAATGTCCACCACGTGATTCGGGTAAACCTTGCAGCAATGAGGATTGCTGTGGACGTGGTATCTTCTTGAAAGATTTCTTTGATAAAGACGAGAAGACTGGCAAGCAAATTCCTTGGGACTCTAAGCGTGAAGCTGAGCATTATTATGAAAAAATGTTAGAACGCTTTGATGATCCAGATCCCAATGATCAAAACCAACAGGGACAAGGTCAGGGACAAGGTCAGGGTCAACCTGGCCAAGGTAATGCTGGTGGTGGAGCTCAATCTAGTGATATGCCTAAAACAACAGACGTCCATCATTGGGATGGTTCGGGCGAAGAGAAAGATATGTTGGAAGCTACAGAGGATCTTGTAAAGAGAGCCATGATCAAGACACGATTTGGTTATGATGATTTACCAGGTCATATTAAAGAGTTATTAGAGCATATTGAGGTGCGCAAAGCACAGTTAAATTATAAGGCACTAATCTTAGCGGCTATGAAGAAATCATTACCTGCAAACTTTAGGGTTTCATCGTGGACACGCAAGTCTCGTCGCTTTGGTAATAAAGCTCCTGGTAAGAAATATGGTGAGCAACCTAAGTTAGATAACTATATTGATACTTCAGGTTCCATCTCTATTGAGGAAGCGAACGAATTCTTAGATATTGTCGATGAATTTCTTAGGGTTGGAGCTAAAGAATGTATGCTAAATATGTTTAATACTAGTAACTACTACCGTGAGAAATATAAGCGCGGACAACGAATCAAACGTGAAGAAATTCAATCAGGCGGTACAGATCTAAATGATTCATTCAAGGTGATTGCAAAATATAAACCAGATCTAGCAATATTCCTGACAGATGGTTATTATGGTTCAGTTGATACCAAAGCTTTAGTTGGTGAGAATGGCCGATTTCCCAATACTGTGTTTATTATCAGTAAGGGTGGAACAGTTGATCACCCATTTAAAAATGAGCCTTGGGCTATTACAGTAAAGATTCCAGATGTAAATACTGGTCAACGTCGAGGATAGTATGAATGAATTGGATAATCTCATTAATGTAATTAGACATGAGTTTGAACGAAGAGATAATGACACTAAAAAAATAGTGGATGCCATTAAGGGTATATGTGCACATATAGAGCGACAAGAGAAACTAATAAAAGACCTGCAAGAAGGTGCTGCTGATTACTTTTTAACTGGTACAGATTTTAAAGACAATAAATAGGAGGATAGATGTTTAAGGTATTTTTTACACTAGGGGTTGTATTTGTTACACTCGTGGTAATAGGCAATCTGTGGGTTAGGCTAATTCATCCCTTCCTGTTTGGTGAGGCTATTGAAGACAAACTTGATGATGCCATAGAGCGAAAAGTTATGAATGAGGCAGATAAAAAAGCGGCTGAAATCTTAAAAGAGGAGGGATAACTTTGCCAATGGTAATAAATAGAACAAGTAATAATGGTTATATAAACAATCAAAAAGGAGGAAGAAAATTGAATAAGGTGCAAATATATGGGATTTCTGCTGTAGTCGGGGTTATTTTCCTCGTTATTGCAGCGTTTCAATTAATAGGTTTTGTAGAAGTTAGAGGACATCAGCAAGCAGTTGTTGAAGTTTTCTATGGTGTGGATAAAGGTGTTCAAGAGCAATTATTAAGTAACGGACGTCATTTCTTTGTTCCAGCACTTAAAATGCCTTATGTTTATAACGTAGGTACAGACAACTTCATTATGGGAGATCCCAAGTACTACAGTGGTGAGGGTACTAATTCTATTGATTTTCCCGCATTGATAATTAAATGTGGTGGTCGTGGCAATGAACAACCAGCTAAATTCTCTATTACATTGCAGTACCAACTTGATCCGCTAAAGCTTACAAAGCTTCATAAGCGCGCTCAACATCAATACCGCGATAGGATTATTAAGCCTGCATTGACTAATATCATCAAGTCCTTGACGGTTACTCAGCATGTTCTTGACTTCTATACTGGTGAAGGCTATAATGCTCTTCAGCATAATATTGAAGAGAGAATTAAAACTGATCGCACACTATCTGAATTAGGTATCATTGTAAATACTTTTGTAATTGATCAAATAGATCTTGACCCTAAGTACGAGGAAGAGATTCAAGGTAGACAGCTGGCCACTCAACAGAAGCTTCGTGCCGATGAAGAAACAAAAGCTGCACAAGCAAATGCACTTAAGGCTGAAGCAGTTGCGAATGCCGATAAACTAAAACGCATTGTTGATGCTGAAGCTAATAAACAAGAGCAAGTATTGGGTGCTCAAGCTAGTGCTGAAAAAATTCGCTTGGATGCTTCTGCAAACCGCTACCGTAAGGAGCAAGATGCAAAAGGCTTAAAGGCTCAAGGTTTAGCACAAGCTGCAGTTGATCAAGCACGTAAAGTATCGCGTTATAACGGGGTATCTGGTGCAAGACAAGCTGCTGTTGAGATTGAACAAGCGAAAACTGAGCGTATGAAAAATATGACCTTTAATGGTGTCATCACTGAGAAAACATTCATGATGGTATCAGACGGTAAGGGTTTAAACACTCCTTCTGTAGTGATTCCTGCTACTGAAGCTGATAGCGAATAAGCAATTTATTCGTAATTTTAAAATTTCTAGGCTGGACACCGGTGGTGTCTGGCCTTTCTTGGTAGGAGGACTTGTGCAAATAAAATTTATAGATAATGAAATAATAGTTAAACATTATTGTTTCAGTAGTCCAACTACTAGTTCTAAAACCGAAGATATCCCAAGCAGCATGTACTATTTTTGTCTTAAGAAAAAGCTTGCTCTTCTAGTTGACGAAGACAGTTACGGCAACAGTGTAGCTTCTTATAAAAGAATTATGATTAGAAAAGATGTTCTATATATAGACTATGATAGAGGTGAAGGCTTTGAAAAAGCAGGCCCAATGGCACAAGACAAATACCAACTTATTAGATTAGAAGAGGCACTATAATGGAAAAAAATCTCAATAGAGAAGGTTTTGTTACTATAAAGAAGAATGTCCTAGCAGATCTGCAGGTCAAGGTAACAACAACAAAATACAATAACGAACTTGAATATAACTTATTATCCTTAGTTATAAGCGAGAATATAATAGTAGAAGAAAGCTGTAATGAAGATGGTGTACCAGATAGAGGCTCATATAAAGAACCCGCTTATGGTGCCTGTAGATTAAATGATGATATTATAGAAATATGCCATCCTAAACTTGGTTGGGTTCCGGCTGACAATAAGTTAAATGAAGCATATGCAAGTATGCTGGCCGAAAAAGCACTTCTAGGAGAAAACAAGGCTTAAATGGAAAGAAAAAGAGTGCACGGAAAATACCCTAATTGTAAGCAGAATCTAGCACTAATGATGTTTACACTATATAAATTGGATTTATTGCCATATCCGCCCATGTATATACGACCTGAAATTAATAGGTTTATTAAGACTCACATGGTATAATGGGGTTATGGAAGAGTTAAATAAAGCCCTACAAGAACTACACGATGATATGCTAGCCCTAGAAGAACTATCTAAAGGTCCTAATTATTGGAAAGATAAAGACCCTAAGAAGTACGCCAAAATGCTAGGTAAGTTGAAGAGTGAGAGAAAGAAGCCAGGCTCTAAAGAGCGAGGCTATCAGCAAGTTCTACAAGCCAAAAGGCGTGAAAAAGGTGGAGCAGGTACTACTTCCGGTCAAAATGGTAAATCTGGCCATTCCTCTGGACACATGAAAACCAGCACAGGGACAGCAGCTAAGCGTTATGCTTCTGCAGAAGCTGAGTACGGTAAGAAGATGTCTATTAACCGCAAGAATAACAATAAAGGTTACGCTGCGGGAAATACTGAGTTAATATCTCAGAAGTACAATAGAGGTGATGAAAATTATGCCAAGAAAGCACCAGAAAAATCCAAATCTAAGAAAAATAAAAAGTAATTTATTCGAAACATTAGATAGACTAAAACTTGCATTAGAATGTGAGGATTGTTCTAATGGCATGGGTAGAGAAACTACATGTCCATTTCAATCAGAGATAAATGAAATTGAAGTAGAATGTATATTGTGTGAAAGTTGCTATCAAAATAGGGCAGATGATATATGAAAAATAAAGCACAGCGTAGAGCTGATACAGAAAAAGTTAAACAGAAACGATTATCTAAATGGAAATGCAAATGGGAAGGTATGGATGCTCGCAGGATAGGACAGTTGCGTAAAACTAACTTCTCCTGTGGTTGTACAATGTGTAAGCCATGGAAACATGGTATCGGTGAAAAAATGAAAGTATCCGATAGGAAGAGAGCTAAGGGTGAATAGAAATACCTACTTTACATCAGACTGGCACATTGGTCATGCGGCTGTTATCAAGTTCTCATGTCGTCCATTTGTTGATGTTGATCATCAGAGTAGAGTTTTAGCTAATAACTATAATTCTACAGTAGGAACAAACGATGTATGTTACTTCCTAGGTGATATGGGTTTGTGTAGCGGAGAAGACCTTAAAAGAGTTATGAAACAGCTCAATGGAATAAAAATTCTTATTCTTGGAAATCACGATAAGAAAGGGCGTCAGTTTTGGTTTGAGTGTGGTTTTTCTGCTGTGATGCATTCTAGCTCCCTACGCGTTGGCGGAGAGACAGTAACAATGACACACTGTCCATTGTATGGAGTATTTAGAGAGAACACTATGGCCATGAAGGGCGTTGATAACAATAATCTACCAAATTGGCATGGTGAAGAAAAGAATTTTAAAAAGGGATTCGCTATACCAAACTGGGGTCAATTCCACTTACATGGACATATCCATTCACCTAACTCTGGTAAGTCTGTAAAGATACTAGATAAGCAGTATGATGTAGGCGTTGATGCAAATAACTATAGACCAGTTAGCCTTTCAACGATTGAGTCTTGGATAGGAAAGTATGAGCTCGGTGTCTAATAGAGAATATTGTTATTATAATTTTTTAATAACATTGAGTAAACTCTTTGAGAAAGAAGAACAAGGATATACTTGGTATGATGGACCTCATTTAACTAAGTATTCTATATTTGTTGATTTATATGAAAATTATTTAGATGAAGTAGGAAAACCTTATTATGGCAAAAGTAAAACAAGTAATAGTGATTCGTAAGGATCTCAATATGCCAGCTGGTAAACTTGCAGCTCAGGTATCCCATGCATCCACTGGTGCTTTCCTTAAGCACTTTAATAACCTCGGTGGTATATTAACGCCAAAAGATATGGAGTCATATGGTAATAATGTACATCCATGGTTGACAGATGAATTCACCAAGATATGTCTCAAAGTAGATTCAGAGCAAGAACTGCTAGATGTCTATCAAATCTGTGTTAGTGCAAAGATTCCATGCTCACTCATAAAAGATGCAGGTCACACTGTATTTTCAGAACCCACAATAACATGCTTAGGTGTTGGTCCATTCAACTCTAATAAGATAGACGAGATCACTGGTAACCTAAAGTTGTATAGGTAACTTATGAAAGAATATAAGAGAAAAGTGTGGCAAGAAGAAAACAGCTGTGACCATTCTGTTAAGAAATTCAAAAAGACATTTAACTCCTCTGAGCGATGGCGCGGTAAGCGCGAAATAGAAGAACAGCTTAAAGAAGATAGCTACTGGCCATTCTATGACTTCGAAGATACATATAATAAAGAAGCTAAAGATCACTATGAATCTACTCCTTGTGCTGAATGTCTTATGGATCACGTAAGACTAGATAAACTCGGCCAAACACTGTACAGATTAGGATTTGTTATCCTTACCGATTATGGCAGGGACAATTACTCCTGCAAGCACAAAGAAGATAAGTGACACTGCTTTCGAGCGGCCAACTACGTCGTTCAGAATTTAATCCCCCTCCTTTGAAAATCACCAGATACTTATAACAGAATCGATTATTCATTAAATGAGGATTGGAATGATTGTTAGTATAAGCAAAACAGTTGGTAATGTAGACTTTGGCATCAGTGGTAAGAAGACCATTGACCTAGAGCTGCGCCTAGAACAGAGCAAGGGTAAATGGAGTTTCTTTTGCTACTATGCCTATATAGTTCTAAACGATGGCAAGAAAGTACCAGTCGGTCAAGATATGCTAAGCTACGAATTCCTTAAAGAGCATATAGATAAAGCCCTAGAAGAAATTAAACTAATCAATGACTATGAACTAAAAGTGAGTGTTAAGTAATGAAAGAATTTCTAAAGAAAACAGAACGACATTGGTTGCCTTGTACTATAGGCTGTGGAGCTTATATTATATTCATAGGTGGTCCACTACTATCATTCCTCTTTGCATTACCGCTATCTATAGTTATAGCTACAATATTAACAAGTAAACTGGGGTTAGATAAAGATGACAAAATTTAAGAGACTTGATAAGTATATAGTTGATTTAGATAATATGAACTTAGTTAATACTGACAAGGGTACTGTATACAAATTTGACTTTGATGAAATGGTTGTTAGAAAGATAACTATTCAATCTAAAGCCGCATCACCTATAAGATATGATGAAAATACAGATTCGATAATGGTTTGGAAACAACGAAGATGGCAGGCAATAGAAGAAGGCCAGAAAGCTATTATGTATATGTTCAATGCTAGAGTAGAGAGTACCTTACTAGGCAATTAATCCCCAACAGATTCGAAAGATGATAAGTGAGGAAAATTATGACAGATGAACAATTAAAGTTAATAAAACAAGCTGCACAAAAGACATGGTGGAATATTGCCGGCGATTGCGAAACATTAGATGGTTGGCGTGGCACTCACGATGAAATATGGGAAATGGTAGGCGATCGCATTGATTTTATTGGTGGCTTATCTGGCGATGCCTTAGAGACATATAGCAATAACTATAAAGAATTAAAGATACTTTCAAAAGGATGGTTTTAACATGACTGATGCACAAAAAAGATTTGTTCTATTAGATAAGCAAAAAGCTGCATATAAAGAGTTTATGAAAGAGTATAGAGATGCGGTAAACACTCTTAAAGAAGAGATGGGTGTTGGTGGACACTTCCAAGATGCAGAAGGTATTGTATATCAAGTTGATAACTGTGAAGGTAAGTTTGTATATACAGATATATATGAAGTGAAACGAACTAAACGTGAAGGTGAAAGAGCTGGAAGCTTATCTATAAAGAAGGCACAAGAACTAGGATACTAGGATGAAGACCACTCTCCTTAAGAAGGGTTATATAGAAAATTATTCTTTCAGAGACCTAGAATATGGATTAAAAGTATTACGGGTGAGAATAGATAGAAAGCTGATAGCAATAGATGAGATCAACAAATACAATAAAAAACATAACAAGCATAGAAAAGGTAGTCCAGAAATAACTGTATTTGAAGAAGAAATAGAGCAGTTACAGCAGACTATAGCATTTGTCGAAGATGAGATTGGAAATAGACTATTGACCGGCAACGATGACGGTGTCGTAGAAAAAGAATTATTAGGAGCAAATTGTGTTTAAAGATAAAATATATGATGAAATGGATGATGTCTCTAGGATGTTTGAGCCATTTCAATTCAATCTAAATGATGAACTATCTAAATTCCCAGATAGAGTTGAGGTCAAGCCCGGCGATCTATTTGGCAACAAGTCATGGGGCGGATATGGAACAGACATAAGCCGTTTATTAGTAGAGACAGCTAGGGAATTAAACCTATTAGAAATTGTTGCAAAACAAGATCTACTTATTAAACATAACTTTTTTAAGTTTGAAATTGAAAAAGAAGATGATGAAGATACAGTTATTACACTTGATGCTTCTATAATGGAACTATCACATAAGATTTTCTTGGTAAAAGATAAGATTGCATTTGACGAACAACAATTAGAACTAATGCGCAAGGACATTATCTTAAGTACAATGAGACGTGCATTTGATAGAAACCGCAATGTCAATAAGCCTAGGTTCAATGAAATAGCAGATATATATAATGCAGTTGAAGTCAAATCAGAAAGATCCTACTTCGGTAAAGTAGACAAATTCTGTGAACATTTGGAAACACTTTTAAATGAAAAGACACTAGATATAAGGGATATGGAGCTTTGCCAAAATTTTGCTAAATGGATTGTATTATATGTTAGAAATGGAAATTTAGCTGCATTAAACAATCTTACTAGAATAAAGATTATCACACATGAAAAGCGTCCCATATACAGTATTGAAGAGAAGGCGGTCTAATGAGTTATCAAGAAAGAGTAGAAAAAATAATTGACAGTTTAGATCTAGGTAAACCCATTTTCAATGTCTCATTAAGAGGTAAATATTTAGAACTAGAAGAAAGCAATTGGGACCCAGGATTAGAAGATAAGGGTTTTATTGAGAATCTAGTAAACAGATATGCTAGACGAACTTTTTCTAGTAGTAAAAGGGCATACATAGTTGATAAAGAAGACGCCATTAAAAATATAGGCGATCATGCAATGTCAAATGTATTAGATGTATTTGTAAAATGCAGCCCTTACAGTGAACCAAGAAGAACAAATATATATAAGGGATTTTGTAATGTAGTTAATGACAATAGAAACAACATAGAATTTAAAAAGTCGATATTTGATATATATGAATACTACCACAATAGTACTCTAACAGAATCGATTAAACACCCAAATAACGATGTTCATCGGAAGAACATTTATCAGTTATTTTTCCTCATGGAGAAGAGCTATGGAAAAAAGACAAGTAACTAGTGAAATGGTATTGCAGTATATACCACTGGTTGAATCGTATTTAAGAAAACATGTTCAGAAAAATTGGAATGAAGCCAGTACCACTATTGGTGGTGGACAAGATGAAATTGGCCTAGGAAACAGTGGTTGGACTATGGCCGATATAAGGCAGTATCTAATGGGTGAGGTTTTCATCGCACTCAGAAATTACAAATCAGATATGAACACTAAAGAGTCCACATTCGTATATGGACATCTCAGTAAACGTGTCGGTTCACTGATGAAAAAACTAACAAAACATTCTAAAGGCTATGGTATTTGGTCTTCGAACCTGGAACAAGTTCTAGGTGAGATCGATGCAGTAGAATAATGGGAATTGTAGAATTCTTCTTCCTTGGTGTGCTATTGGGTTTATTAGGTGTGGGACTTCCTACACTTAGGACTATAATGTCTATGGAAGGTCATTGGAAGAGTGTATTCTTTGTTAGTCTATGTGCATCATGTAGCATGTTTGTATTCATGATAGTAGTTGTTAGTATGAACTATCCTTTTATGATTGGTAATGCACTAGGCGCAGCACTGTCTGTCTCCTTCATAGGGTATAAAAGAAGAAAGAAATGAGATTTGATACACAAAAAGACTGGAACGTTATTCGTTCATTCTTAATAACAACAATTAAACTGGAGTTATATTTTGGTGCAACACCTCTTAGTGTATTACAATCTCATGGCATAAAAAGGAGGAACTTTGAAGAGTTACGAAAACATTCATGATGCATATTTGGGTTCACTAGCGGATATATATGATAATCCAGATTTCATATGTGAACCACGAGGCCAGCGCGTTCGCGAAAAACTATATTACGGCTTTCAAATTACTAACCCTATAAAAGAAGTGATAATTACAAAAGATGAAAACAGGAACAAAACAATCGAGTCCTATACTGCGAAAGAATGTGATCTCTACGATTCGGGCACTAACTCTGCTGAAGACTTTGGAGAGGCTTCTAAATTCTGGCTCAAGTTGGCCAATCCCGACGGAACTGTTAATTCAGCATATGGGTTTCTCATTAAGCATAAAAAAAGTCATGGCAACCCGATCTATGAACTCAATCAACAAATAAAGAATGCCAGCGATCCTGCGGAGTTTCTCGCTCACGAAGCAGTGTCAGCTATGCGAACACCTTGGCAATGGTGTGTTGATAGCCTTAAGGCAGACAAAGACACAAGACAGGCGATCCTTAGGTTCTCATTACCAGAGCATTTCTATAAAGGCAACAAAGATATGACCTGTACCTTGGATGGTAACTTTCACATTCGTGAGGACAAGTTATATTTCAGAGTCCACATGCGTAGTAATGACCTAACATTGGGTTTAGTTTACGATCTGCCTTGGTTTATAGGTCTTATGGACGATATGGTTAAAGAACTAAAGAGCACTTATCCTCTTTTAGAGAAAGGCACTTACACACATATAGTTGATTCTATGCACATCTATGATAGGGATGAAGAAAAGATATTAAAGATGCTAGGGAGAATGTAATGGCTGATGCTTTTGGATATACAGTTATTTCTGGTGCAGGTGGTGGCGGTGGAGGTGGAAGTTCTAGCGGAACATTTACCACAACGACGACAACAACGAGTGGAACTAACATGACATTGTCGGGTACTATTAATGCAACTCCACCACTAACAGACGAAGAGAAAAAAAAGCTACAACAACTAAGAGAAGACAGAGTCAGATGGATTAAAGAAAAGAAGCTTAATGACTTTCAAAAATTACCATCACATATTCGTCAAGAGATGGTAGATGAGGCTTATGTTAGAGATTTCTTAAATGCTATAGATAACGTTAATATTATAGATTTCCCTGGCAATAAAGAAGTAATGGAGTTAGAAGTCAAAGAAACATATAATTCTTATAATGGTACCACTATATTAACAACTATGGGCGGCAATTGGCCCACAAATAATATAAGACTTGATGGCGCTGATTATCACATATACAATCATGTGAACTTTAAATATGGAAAGATACTTGACGAGTTTACTACTTCTGAACTTGCAGAAGCACATGCGGCTGCAACTTTAGAAGAGACCTTATGATTGTAACAGATTCGATTATAATCCATAGTGGAGGATTTAATGTTTAAATTACAACAACTAAACCCACAAGAGGGTGAAGTGGTTAAAATAAAATTTAAGTCTATAAATCAAATCATGGATGAAAATCTTGATAGTAAACCGTTCCACGAAATATACGAGCACTTTGAGATAAACGACAATGTTAAGGCATATGTGGCCGGTGGTCATTTTTTAGTTGCTGCAGCGGTTAATAATGATGAAGATCATAAAGATGACCCATATATATGTGTTAAAAATCACTTAGATCATTCCTATGATTTTAATGTACATGAGTCTGTTATTGAATCTATAGAAGCAGTTGACGCATCAGAAGTGTTTGTAAGCCATGATATAAAAGTAATAGCTGTTAGAATTGAACACGAAATGTATATAAATGGCGCTCCATTGATTTGGAATGAAAAGGAAAACGCAAAGAGTGATGAAAAATATGTTAATCATAATAGAAAGTTAATAAGGATGTTTGAGAGCTTTATTACAGATTTAGCTGTTCGTGACACCTTTCAACAAGAGTAGGGGTAAATATGAGTTTTTTAGCAGATGCTAAGCAAAAAATGAAAGATAGGTTGTCTCCTAAAAAAGACGATTCTCAAACGATTGCTAAACCAGTTACACAAGATGAAGACTTCTGTGCTGAACTGTTTGGTGGCTCAATGAACTTCTCTAAACTAGAAAGTAAAGAGTTCATTGTAGCAGTTAGTACAGGTGATAGAAACAAACAAAAACTTCTAGCATCAACAATAAGAGGTCCATTTGACTTCTATGAAATGGTTGAAGCAGTTGGAGCTATGTGGGAGCGCGAGCAACATCATGCTAAAGTATTTCTATTAACCAAGTCCTTTGAAGAAGCTCCGGCTTTCTTAGATGAAGGAACCATAGATTACTTAGAAGCCAACTGGCAAGATATTGTTGCTACAGGTATTTTAGAAGCATCCCTGATGGAAGATGAAGAAGAACGAGAAGTTATAGAACCAGGAGTTATAGGTGTCAACGAAGAAGACAACTAAGTTTCCAGCTCAAGAAATAAATGAGATTGCAAATTTATGTAAGGGTTTTATATCCTCTTTAGAGAGGTTAAAAATAATGCAGAAAGCTGCAAAGAAATTTTTACCGTTTATGCCAATGTCGGATAATAGAGTTGTAATTCTATGTGGTATACACCTTAAAATGAGAAATGAGAAAAGGCTTAAAAGTGTTATTAAACGAAAATAGAGTTTTAGATAAAGGTTTTGTAGCCCCATTGTGTTTCAATGGTGGCGGTAGACTCTTACAAGACTTGCAAGATCACTTTTTTAAAGCTAACACCAATATGAAGTTGTTAAATATTTCATCTGCTACATTGGTCATTAAGTGTCCGTTATTTGTGCAGTTGAATTTATCCCAGTATGGCTTCGACATCATCACTACCCCCTCGGATGATGTCGAAGCTTATACGCCTGACCTTTCTATGGTTAGTGGTGAAACAGTTGAGGATAGGGAGCGAGTTGTTGACTATATAAAGAAAACAACAGAAGCATTAGTTATAAATAAAAAAGGCATGGAGATGGACGGTATTGATAAGTTCACTGCACAACTGCTTATGCCGATCACAGTGTATAACCAAATAATAGTCCACGGAAGTTTGGCTGATTGGTTGGTATATCTTAATCAGAATAAGTTGCCGAAGGAGTTAGAGGCTTACAGATGTCAAATTCAAGAAGTCCTGAAGATAGAGTGGAAAAACGTAGACAGTCTGTTGAAAATGACACAATAGAATTAAACTTCCTTAAGACTCTTCATAAACTAGACATGTTAGGACAAAAAGCGATAGTGGACGAGAAAGGCAGACTACACTCTGCACCTATACACTTTAAAATGGCAATGCTGGCAGTAACTATAAAATTAGATTTAAGCGGAGAAGAATGGGATGATGACTACAACGCTAAGGATGGCGGAAACACTTGAAAGATTGGGACTATTTGATAAGAAAGAGTGGTTCAAATTAACAACAAGAAAATTACTATCAATGATAGAAGAGGATATGTATGGTACAAAAACCGAAAACAGAAGAGATCTCGAATGGCGAGGACTTGAAGAGCAACTCAGAGCCGCCAAAGAAGAAACGCAAAGACAGAAGAGTAGAAAAAGAGTACTTCGACTGGATAGAAGTAAAAGATCCAACATCAGGTACCTTAATACGTCAAAAAGTGAAAATTACGAAATATAAGACAAAAGGAGCTAGATTTATTAAGCCTGCAGTTGAAGAAGAAGAGTTAGGGTATGAGTATATGACAGAGGATGAGGATTAATCCTCACTCATGTCTTCTTTTTTAGGCTTTGTGAATGCATCTTTAACGTGTTCAATGGCATTGGAGCTCATGAAGGCTATGGCAACACCCTTGATTAGGGCTACAAACTCTAAGCCGCTTATCATGCCTTTAACTAAAAATACGATGCCTACGATTATAATAAGGACCATTATCGTCCATTTTCGTAAGCCTTTGATTATGTTAATTAACTTTTCCATACAATACCTCAGGTATTATTATATCATAGACTCAGATTCGGAGGATTCGAATGAGTGAAGAAATAAGTAAAAGCGACCAACGTCGCGTTAATAATTGTGATCATTATTTGAAAACCAAGAAGGTTATGCAAAACAATGAAGTATATAAAGACCTATCCATAGGTGAGGTCTATTATATTAAGCATAAAGGTCGCAATGATGAAGAGAGATATATCACCAATGGTTGGAACGGAGATGAGCCGAGCAAGTTCATGGTCTTTCACAAAGACGAAAGCTTTGTATTCGTAAAGAGAATTATAGCAAGTGGTAAAATGGGTAAAGAGGTAGTTTGCCTAAATACAACATATGATGTAGATAGCCACTGGCTAGAAGCTGATCCTGATTTTGTTAATTCTATTCTTCTAGAGAATGAAGATGGGTACGATCCACTGGCTGCTTCTAAAAAAATATCTAGTAATAAGAATAAAGCAAGACGGCGCAATAAGAAATTAGAGATAAAATTTGATGACATATATATGGCACAATCTTATCTGGACGGATTAAAAGTTGGTGATCTACTACATGATGCCGATACGTCATATGGCTCTGGTACCTTAACTTGGGAAGTTTCTAAAGTAGAAAAACGCAAGACAAATAAAGATAAACCAACAAGTGGTTACTACAACAATAATTCTTTAGGGTCAACAAATGAAGATCGGATACATAATGAACATGGCTTAAGAGATCTGATTGTAGTTACCATTAAGATCAAAGGTGACATACCAAAATCTAGACAATATGAAGATAAAAAGAAAATAGTTACATTTAATAATTTTATAAAAAGTTCATATAGAGTATTTTACAGAAATAAACCCTATACGATAGATGATGTATGAGACCAAGTAAGTTAAAATACTGGATGGGCATAGCAGAAGCAGTGTCTCTTAAATCACATGACTCAGAAACTAAAGTTGGTGGGATACTTGTGAAGAATGATACTGGCATGGTAGTCGCAACAGGCTATAACGGTTTCGTACGTGGTGCTCCAGATAATGAACTACCAACTACTCGTCCAGATAAGTACCCATTTATGGTTCATTGTGAAGAAAACTTAATAGCATCTTCAGCAAAGAACGGCATCAACATAGGTGATTGTACTCTAATCATAACAATGAGCCCATGTCAAAAATGTTTACGACTAATGTGGCAAGCAGGTATCACTGAAGTTATATGTAAAGAACTTTATAAAGATCATAGTTCAAACTTAAAAGATTTAAAAATAGTTGAAGAAGGAACTGATGAAGGATATACTCGTTTGCGATACTCACAAAAATAAACCAAGGCAAGTTCCTGGTGGACCATATCTGGTTCGTATGCTGCACACTATAGCGGAATTAGGTTTACTACCTGGTGTGCGTAAAGCTCCCAAATATGGACCTATAAGTGTAGGTGGCGTTGGTGATATTAGTGATTTCTGTAAAAAATATTCCTGTAAGAATGTTTTAATAGTAGGTAGCAATCCAAGTAACTTATCACCCGATACAACTGCATTTCACCCTGATACTAAATCTAGACAATTTGTAGATAAATGGTTTGAAGGTGAAGGTTGGACTGTTGTATACGAGAATTTAGTAGATATAAAAATCCCTGGCAATAAACCGTTGTCAGTTCAAATGATTAAGGCACACCTCCCATGGATATGTGAAAATATCGGTGCGTATAATAAGATGGGATATAAAATTGTTGCGTGCGGAAAAATTGCAGCAAGAGGATTGAGATTAGCTGGTGCCACCTATTTTGAGATGCCGCATCCAAGTGGTATGTGTAGATTTTGGAACGACAAAGAAGCTGGCAAAGTTAAAGTTGAGGAGATGAAGGTATGGCTACTGAACACGCACTTCCTAAAGGGAAAAAAGTAAAGTTACCAGATAGAGAACCTGATCATGTTTCTAAACGTGGAGTTCCCTATTGGTGGGCGCCGGAGTGGGTTCGAGCTACAAATCAATCTGTAGGAAGAATTATTCCCATTACTATAAAGTCCACAACTGGACATGAAGACACACATTTATATATGCTCTCTAAAGATGGCAATGAATCATTCATTCAGGGAAGTATACAACAAGAGTTTAAAGACTGGCATGAGAATAATGCTATTGACTATATACTATTAGGTATGGACCCAGATGAAGTTGACTGGGAGTATGAAGATGCCTAATATAATAACTCACACAGAATATGAATATATAGTTTGGAGATTAAGTAAGACATTGAAGAAACTTGGATATCCTATAGAATCCCCACTCAAGGCGAGCTATAGTGTATTCGCAACCCGTTATGGAATAAATGGAAGAAGATAAAAAGCTATTAGAGCAAGCAGAACGAATTCGTCAGGGCTATAAGTCTATAGAGACTGATGAAGAAGAAGAGCAGCTGTCATTCCTAGACGAGTTGAACGCACTGGTGCGTCACATATTGAAGGGCGAGCCAGTTGATATATATACTTTGCTTACCCCTCAAGAGTTAGAGAGATGGAAAAAGGCTAAATTAAAGCGACATGTAAAGCGTTTATTAAGTAAAATTTTCAATGAATCTTCTTTGTATTTTATTTTATTAGCAACGATAACGGTTTTCTTAGTTAGTGAAGCCTTACCATTCTATGCCATAGCGGGTCTCATAGTTGGTAAGACTTATCTAAAGGCTATTCTTACGGAAGTATGTTTTATATTCTTAGCTGGGTATAGATCTCTGGGATACGTTCAAACGGGCCTAGTTTCAATTCTAAGGGTTTCTATCTTTTGTTTGATGCTGTTTGTGATCTCTTCAGAAGTGACACTAGAGGGCGCGAGAGATGTGTCTAAAATTGAAAATATTGCAGGCAGAATAGTAAGATTGGAACAGCAGATAGATAAGACAGAGAAAGACATAGATCGATATAGGTCTATTAACTGGCCTAAAAACATGACTGTCAGTATTCGTAAGCGAGAAGAGTTAGAAAAAGAAGTACAAGATTTGAGACTCAGACAAGAATCTGAAGGTGCTAGCGAAAACATATCTAAGCTTGTAGAATATAAGACATATGGAAAAGCCGCGTTCAGGTTAATATTGATGTTTGTATCAATATTGATAACGCGACGACTCTGGAGATTTTAATGAACTTTACATTTATAAGTGATACACATAATAAACACCATGGCGTTGGCGTAAGCAGTAATGGTGGTGATATTATATTCCACACCGGAGATGCAACAAGCCAAGGTGGTGAGTGGGAAATTATAAGATTCCTAGATTGGTATTCCAAACTAAACTATACACATAAAGTATTTACTCCTGGTAATCATGATTTTGGTTTTGAAAAAGAACCAGAGAAGTATAAGAAAATGTTCAAAGAAGCTGGCGTACACTTACTAATAGATAGCGGCGTAACATTAGATGGCATCAAGATATGGGGAAGTCCAGTTACACCATGGTTTCATAATTGGGCATTCAACAGAGCAAGAAATGGTAGTGAGGCTGCGCTACACAACGTAGACTACATATTTCCACATTGGGATATGATACCAAACAATTTAGATGTTCTTTTAACTCATGGTCCACCATATATGATATTAGACGAATTACAATACATCGATGGTACTCCCAAAGGTCAATTCATTGGTTGTGAAGATCTACTTAAACGCATTAAGGAAGTTAAGCCAAAGATACATGCGTTTGGACATATTCACTGTGGTTATGGCACCAAAGAAGAAGATGGAACTCTGTTTATAAATGCTGCATCATTAGATGAATCCTATAGTCCTGGTAATAAGCCGATAAATGTTGAATTCATAGATGGTAATGTTGCATAATGCAATCATATACTACCAATATACAAACATTAAATTTACTTAAAACTATATGTCGTATGAATCCCAAAACTATGATATCTATAGATCTAGCTATTGTTAGTTTGAGTTATGATGTCATGTTCTGCATTAAAAAAGGTGATTTAGATGATACTCAATTTATTTGTAAGGTACCACACATGGCAAGTATGATACAAATGTTTAATCGGGATAAAGCAAAGGCCCAACCGTAGTTGAGCCTTGCGCCTAAAAATCGAAATCGTTAGGGTGATGATTAATATTAGCTATTAATAGACTTAAGAACCATGCATTAGTATAATATAAACTAAATAAAAAGCCCAGATTTCCCTAGGCTTTCTTTTTAAACTTTTATTATATAAGTTATGCTGGACCAGCGCCTAAATGACCTCGACCTGGCGCTGCTGTGGCAAGAGTTACTGTCGGTATGGCCCCACCCTCACCAAAAAGATCATATAGCTGTTGAACGGAATAAGGATTGGTCAGTGTGTCCATTGCTGCAATACAATTATCTGCAATTGAATTCCATTCGGTATCATTATAATTAATATTTGCAGAATCAATCTTTCCACTACAAGCTGATTCAATTTTAGAAATAGTTACTCCAGTAGATTTTACTTGTATTGCAACATTTTTTGTTGTTGCAGAACTTGTTTCGGCTGATTCGTTGTTAGTATTGGTTTGACCAATTGCGACAAAAACCGACAAAGTTCTAGATTCTTCTGATGACATCTGTAAAGTTGAGTTATATATAGTATTATCACTTAA